ATGCGATGCTCTGTTCATATCTCACTCAGCATTTATAAGATTTTGACACATTTCTTTTATTAAACATGTTCAATTGTCATGCTAGCCTCGATATGAAAGAATCTGTAATGCCGCTATGTACCAGTACATGTACAGATTATAATAGCTAAAAATCATGTGAAAATAAAAAAAACTTATAAATTCACATATACGGGGCTGGGGATATGGGGGTAGTGCAAAATGGCGAAACTGGAGAAATGCGGGGGAATGTTAGGGGGAATCCTTGAGGGGCAATGTATGGGGGAATGGGCTTAGCTTCACCAGCGCCACTGCGTGTGCAAGCGGGCACGAGTTCGCGCGAGTGGGCGTGCTTTGTTTAGGCGGCTCAGCCGAGGCCTGGAGGTACTCAAATCCCACAGCCCCGAAATTTGTCCGCTCCAGCGCTTTGTTGGTCTGCGCGGATTGCGGGCGAAAAAAAGCCCCGGCGGTTAAACCGGGGCTAAGGGGTTACGGGGCAAGGTTGACCTGCCAGCGGGTTACATTCGAATCATGCACTCCGGATGGGTTCATACTGGTGTGGCATTGCCAGCCATGTTTTCCCGCAATTGCCATAAACGCTGCAATATCGTTAGGATGCAGGTTGAAGGCTATTTTGGAGGCCCGTCGATCGCGAACGATAACTTCCTCCATTTGGATGCCGGAAGCGTTAAGGATTTTAACGGCGGCATATAGTTCAGACATATTCATTTCTAATCTCCTGAAAGGTGGGCCGTCCTTGGCCCGTGATAGCGCTCTAGATTTGCAGAGGCTCTGCATCTTTGCTAGCGGCCTTCGCCTTCGCCTTCGCCCGTTCGAGGTCGATTTCGGCTTTCGCCTCGATGACATCGGGATGGGCCTTAACGCTCTTGCGAGTCGCCTCGTCCATTTCGCTCCACTTGGCCAGAACCTCGTCTAACGGCTGGCCTGTGGCGCGTGCAATGGCTTCAACCCAGACTCCGCCGGTTGAGCCGCCCTTCCGGTTCCAGTCGCCAGCCTTGAGGCTTTCGAGCACCTCGTAGAAAGCGGCCTTCGCTTCGGCAACGCTTTTGGCGCCGCTGTAGCTATCGCCAAGTTTCTGGCTCAAACCGTGTAGGGTTGCATGGGCAAGCAGGGCTTCGTTGAAGAATTCCAGCTTGATGTAGTCAACTGATTCATCCGCCCAGTTGAACGTGATGCCGGCTTCGCCGACAGACTTCTTTGCGATTTGCATAGCAAATACTCCGTGATGTCTACGCCAAAAGAAGGCGGGCGTAGTTCGCCTGTAAAATTGTGCAGGGGGGCGCGAATTGTAAAAGACCGAGCGATGCGCGTAAGGGAATCCACCCATACCCGAGAGGGAACGCCTCTCAAGCTAGTACGGTAAGCTTAGCAAGTCAACGCCTCAATGTCAACACAAAATGCGACATAAACTTACCTGACTGCGACATCGACCAGCGGGCCGCCGACCGGGGCCGCCTTACAGGTTGTAGTCCAGCCGCCGGGGATCGCGGCCTCCAAGTGGGAATGCGAATCATTCGCAAAGGGCCATCTCCCCCATGCCCCCCTCCGCGCCTCTATCTCCAAGTACACTAGCGCGACTGAGGTAAGTTTGGTAAATTATTGCATCTTCACGTCCAATATACAATAATCAGATTTCCCTTGACAGGGCGGCCCCCGGTGTGGTAGTCTCCCGTGAAGACTCTTCGAGGAAGCTCAGGCGATTTGGAATGAAGTATAACTACGAGATCAAGGACCTATCCGTGACTCACAACGCGATTGCGGACTGGCTTATTGCGAACCCCGGCAAGGGGCAGCAAGGTCGGTGTGCGGCCCACTTCGGGATCACGGAGTCCTGGCTTTCTACGCTGGTGAATCAAGACGCGTTCAAAGCGCTTCTGCAGAGCAAGCAGGATAAGGTCTTCGACGAGGTTGTCATTCCCTTGCAGGACAAGATAGCCGGGGTCGCGCACGCCGCTGTCAACAAGCTAGGCGAGGTCGTCGATCAGACCAATGATGGCCGCCTTATCAAGGACGTAGCGGATTCGATGTTGGACAAGCTCGGCTATGGCGCCAAGTACGTTCGAGCCCCTGGCACCGTCATTAACAACAATACACTGGTTGTCGATCAGGCCGCCCTCGCCGAGGCACGTGCCAGACAATCTCATCATTTTGGGAGGACACTTGAAAGTCCAAGCCGTACCGCAGACACCGAGTCTCAAGCTGGCACCCCCCAACTTCCGCCTGGTGAAGAACCTGGAGTGGGCGCGCCCCGCGACCTTCGTTCCGAGCATGTTAACGGCGAAGCGCCGTTTTACCGGGAGCCGGAGGAAGGGGGTGATCTATGAGTCTCGGGTACACGAATATTTGAGGTCCATGTATGGCGACGCTTACGTTCCCAGCCCGTGGTTTCAGTATAAGGAGCATAGCGAGTCTCGGGTCAGATATTGTCAACCTGACGGACTCCTATTTGATCCGCGTTTGGAACGAGTGGTTGTCGTGGAAATCAAGCTTCGCCACACTCACAAGGCGTGGTGGCAGCTTCGTCACAAGTACGGCCCCATACTGGCGCGAGTGTATCCCTGGATGGAAATCGCCTATTGCGAGGTCGTTCAGTGGTACGATGTCTCGATTCCGTTTCCAGAGTCAATACACCTCCGGCCCGCTGTCCGAATGGCAAAGCCGGATGAGATCCAGGTGACGATTTGGAAACCATAGACCTCAACGCACTCTTCGAACCGGGGCCATCAGCCCCGCTCTCCACTTTGGAAGTGTCAGAGTCCCCAGCCCCGCGCTCTAGTTCCATTCCTGAAGCTTTGCTTCCGTCTCGGGCGTTGGAGCCGGATGAGGCGGTTAGCCCGCCCCCACAGGCCCCCGACTTTCAAGCGGATGCGACTGAGGCCGCCTATGCAGTTCGGGCCGCCTTGCCACCCGCAACGGCGATAAGTGCGGCCCATGAGGAATTTGACGCGAAAGAGCTCTTAAATTTGGGTGCTGTTGACGGTGAATTTTACTGTCGTCAATGGTTTCCGAGGACGGCCCGGCAGCACTTTGCGACCTTTCATACGGAGGTTTGGAACGCCCTTGAGAGCGGTCTTCGGCACGTCAGTATCGAAATGTTTCGGGGGTCGGGTAAAACCTCCCTTCTACGAATGTTTGCATCTAAGAGGATTGCGTATGCCGAGTCAAGAACCATCCTGTACGTTTCAGAATCGCAGGATCACGCCAAGCGCTCAGTGCGCTGGTTACGACGACAAGTTATGTATAACACTGCTTGGGCGCAATTTTTCGGACTTAGTATGGGTACGAAAAAGAGCGATGAGTGGATCGAAGTTTACCACGGTATCGAGGACGAACCGATCTCAATTCTTGCGGTCGGCATCACCGGTCAGACTCGTGGCATCAACCTCGATGACTTCCGACCAGACCTCATTATCGTCGACGATCCCTGCGACGAGGAAAATACTGCCACCGATGAGCAGCGTAAAAAGATACATAAGCTTTTCTTTGGCGCGTTGGATAAGAGCCTGGCTCCACCGATAGACTCAGACAATGCGTTGATGTGTTTACTCCAAACTCCGTTGAACGAACTGGATTTGATTTCCCAGTGTCGCAAGGACCCGCAATGGTTCTCGCTTACCTTCGGTTGTTTCACGACTGACGAGCAATCTCGTTGGCCCGAGCGATACCCTACCAAGTTTCTTTTGGATGATAAAGCTGCGCACATTGCGCGGAATGATCTTCCATTATGGCTGCGGGAAATGGAGTGCAAAATCGTTGCCGAAGGCACCGCTTCATTTCGATCATCCTGGCTTCAACCTTATCCGGAAGGGGTCACTCCTCTTGACCTTCTGGAGATGGGTGGTCAAGCGTTTCTCTGGATTGATCCGGTCCCCCCTCCTTCGGAGCGCCAACTTGCGATGGGCCTGAAGGATAAAGACTGGGAGGTCCTCGCCGTTGTCATAAAATTTAAGGGTGCTGTGTATTTAGCTGAGTATGCCATGAACCGCGGGCACGAGCCTGATTGGACAGTTATGGAGTTCTGGCGGCTCGTTGATACATATCGGGTTACTCAGTTTGGTGTGGAAACTACCGCATATCAGCGCACGCTTAAGTGGTTGCTTGAGCAGTCCATGAAACAGCGGGGGCGCTTCATTCAAACGTATGTGCCTGATAAAGAGGATAATCGTAAGAAGTCATACAGAATTGTTGACTCGCTTAAAGGTATTACTTCGCATAAGCAGTTTTATGTGATCTTTGAGCAACACACTGAATTTGTAGAGCAGTATACAGCATATCCAGCTGTAAGCTATGATGACGTTATTGAGGCGGTCGCTGAGGCAACTCGGATCGCGCAAGAATATCTTACTCTTGAGGGGACGGCTGGTCGGTACGATGACGACGAAGACGACGACTACGGTCTCCCAATGAAAGCCGCTGGAGGCTGTCCGTGACAAACGCATCAATTCCCTTTGGAAGCAGAAAACACCTTAAGATTCTTGAGGCACTGAAATCGCGTAAGAGGATGTGGAATACTGATACCTCTGACCGCCGGCGGAAGTGGAAAGAGGATCTCAAAACACATCAGGCTTATATCCATGAAACTGAAGATGATCGGCTCCGTAAAGCGAAAATCGAAACAACAGGGGAGCGCCAATATACCCAGATCGAGATTCCTTATTCGTATGGGCTTATTATGGCGTTTCACACATATCTCTCGTCGGTCTTTCTCGCAAGGACCCCGGTGCTCCAATACCAGGAGCGTCATGGTGCCAACGAGACATCAGTTCAAGCGCTCGAGGCAATCATGGATTATCAGGTCTCAGTTGGCAAGCATCTGGTTCCGTACTACATTTGGCTTATGGACGCGACCAAGCACGGTATCGGGGTCCTCGGGCAATTTTGGGACAACGAGGTTATACGTACGTCCCAGATCGTGGAGGAAGTTCCGACCTTTGGTGGGTTCCAGTTACCGGGCGCGAAAGCTCGCAAGGTTAAGAGAACAGTGGAAGTCCCCGGCTATAAGGGAAACCGCGTTTTCAACATCAGACCCCACGATTTTATCTTCGATACTCGCGTCTCATTAGCTGACTTTCAGCGGGGTGAGTTTGCGGGGCGGCTCCTGGATATGTCTTGGCTTGATATATCTGATGGAGATGCAAATGGTAACTACATTAACATCAAGCCGTTACGAAGAAAAGCTGGAGGGCACAGTGGCGATTCTGATGAGCATCGTGATGATGATGAGCAGCTTATCGATTTGCCTTCCCGCGCCCAGAACGAACATGCGGGGGTTGATTCAACTGAATTTGAAATCCCCGAGACTGGCCGCCTTGAGGGGTATGAAATGATCGTACGCCTTGTACCTCGTAATTGGGGGTTAGGTGAGAGCCAGAAATCCGAAAAGTGGGTGTTCCTTGTGATCAGTGACGTCATCATACAGGCCCGGCCGCTTGGTGAGTTTCATGACCAGTTCCCGTTTAACGTCCTCGAAACCGAGATCGACGGGTATGCGCTCTTCAAGCGTTCGATGATGGAGATTGCCGAGCCAATGAACGATGTTATGTCGTGGCTCGTGAACACTCACTTCTTTAATATTCGCGCAGCACTAAACAATATGTTTGTTGCGGACCCCTCTCGGGTCCGCATAAAGGACATCAGGAACCCGGATGAAGGTTTGCTGATCCGAATGCGGCCTGAAGCTTACGGGCAGCCAATCGCAAACTTCATTCAGCAGTTTAAAGTGACTGATGTAACGCAGACGCACATGCAGGATACTGAAATTATGGCGCGTTTGCTGCAGCAAACCCTCGGTATCAATGAGCAGTTGATGGGAATGCTGCAAGATGGGGGGCGGCGAACCGCTACTGAGGTGCGGGGAGGTATCGGATTCTCGATGAACCGCCTGAAGACGCAGGCAGAGTATATGTCTGCGATGGGTTTTGCCTCGCATTCCCAGATGATGGTGCAATCTACGCAGCAGCATCTGGATATTGAGCGGTATTACCGTTTGACAGGGGACCTCATGCCGGGTATGGACCCTCAAGTTTTTGTATCGCCGGAGGCAATTGCGGGATTTTACGATTTTATCCCTGTTGACGGTACGATGCCGGTTGATAAGCTGGCATTGGCTAACCTTTGGAAAGAGATTATGTCGGGAGTAGCTACAAGTCCCGATCTGATGCAGCGATACGATATTGGCAAGATTTTTGCCTACACCGCACAGTTGGCCGGGGCTAAAAATATTAACCGGTTCAAGGTGCAATTAACTCCCGACGGTCAGATCGCTGATCAGGCGGCTCGGGGTAACTTAATACCAACAGGAGAAGCAGGTGGATCAGGAACAAGAAGCGCGGAATCGTTTGGGACCGCTGGAGGAAATGGGCCGGGAGGAGCTGAGGCAGAAGCTGCACGAATTAATGAGCCTCGACAACTCTCCGGGGTGGGACCTGTATCGTAGTATCATTGCTTCGCAGATTGAAGAGCGGAAGAACCGCGTATTCTTCAATGCTGCGGAGTCGATGGACCACGCGCTGCAACAGGAATTTATGAAGGGTGAGGGATCTGGCATGTATCAGACCATGACGCTCATCCAGCCTGTGATCGAAGCTTTGCAACAAGAGCTGGAATCACGTAAATTTGAAGAAAATGAAGAGGATGCTTGACAGCTATGAAAATTTTTGGTAAAACGCACGTATACCGTGAAACTGCGGGAGACGAAGACAAGGCACCGACCGGAACCCCGGCCCCTGAACCCGAGGTGGTGGAAACACCACCGGAGGCTTCTTCTGAAACCCCGCCTGATGAAGGTAACGATCGCATCCCCGAAGAGGTTAATCTTTGGGAACAGTTGTCGAAAGATGACGATGACGATTCATCCGAGGACGAAAGTTCCGCCCTGCCGGAGACACCCCCCGAGGTGCCCCCCGCAAAGGAAGAGCCGCCGACCCCCGCTGAAACTCCAGCCGAGGAAACCCCTCCGGAGACTCCTACCGAGACTCCTGTAGAGACCCCGCCTGAGCCGCAGCCGACAGAAACCGAAACGCCGGTACCACCGGAGACTCCTTCGCCGACAGACGAAGAGCTGGCTAAGCAAACAGAAGCTGCTAAAGCCAGTATGAAGGATGCTTTTAAGAAGCATTACAACTTGTCGGATGAGGACAAACTACGGATGGTGACTGAGCCTGATTTTGTATTGGACCTTCAGTCCCGCATGATGACCGATTTCTGGTTCGGAATGCAGAAGTGGATTGAGCTGCAAATGCCGCAAATGGTTCAACAGAATATTCAGGTGGTGGAGAGTCAAAACGAACAAGTTGATGATTTCTTCAAGGCGTGGCCGAAGTTGGATCGGAAGACTCACGGCAAGACAGTTTCGCAAGTTGCGAAAACCTACGCTCAAGTCAACCCGAATGCGACTCCGGAGGAGGTTACGAGGTTTGTCGGTATGCAAACCATGCTCTTGCATGGGATCGCGCCTGATCTAGAGGCGGTTTCCCCTACCGGCCAGCCCGCTGTTCCACCTCCCGCTGCCCCGCCGCAAACACCATCTGCTCCAGGTTACCAGCCACCCGCCGTTAATGCCGCTAAGGCACAGCAATCGGGCGAAGGTAACCTTTGGGAAGGCATGGCTGAAGAGTTACTGGAGGACGATTCAAACTATTAACTCTTTGGAGATGTAAACTATGGCTTTTGCAGGCTTACGTGGCACCGGAGACTGGGGTACGGATGAGCGTCCCAAGAATTTTCGCGAGATGATTCTGTGGCGTAACCCGAACGGACAGGCTCCTTTGACAGCCCTGATGTCAAGAATGAAGACCGAGAAGACGGACGATCCGGAATTCTCCTGGTGGGAAGAGCAGCAAGACGTTGTTCGTCTGTTGGACACGACAGGTGAGCTGATCGGCTCGACTGCGTGGACAGTTGACAGCGGCGCGCTGAAGCTCGTTCCCGGCGATCTGCTGCTCGTGTCCAAGACGGAAGTTGCGGGCTACGACAACGAACTGGTTGAGGTGACCGCGGTAACCAATGATACCGACTTTACCGTTGTTCGTGGTGCAGCAGGCACAACCGCAGCTGCGACTGGTGCAAGTGCGACGTATACCAAGATTGGTAACGTCTACGGGGAAGGCACAACTTCTCCCGATGTCACCAACGAGAACCCGGTCAAGTACCTGAACTACGCTCAGATTTTCAAGACAGCGTACGAACTGACAGGTACGGTTCAGGTGACTCGGGCACGCACCGGCGATCCGCTGAAGAACGACAAGAAGCGGAAGATGTTCCAGCACTCCGTGGCCCTCGAAATGGCGTTCCTGTTCGGAAAGGCGTTCGAGACTACTGGTGCGAACGGAAAGCCGAAGCGCTATACCGGTGGTCTGCGCGAATTCATTCAGACCAACGCCAAGGTGTACACCGGCGCTGCGACTGAGGATATCCTGCTGAACGACCTGTACAAGGTGTTCGATTACGACAGCGGTGCCGCCGGTAACGAGCGTCTGGTCTTCGCCGGGAACCAGTTCCTGAACGATCTGAACCGGCTGGCTCGGAACAGTTCGTCCACCAGGGTCAACTTTGACGGTACCGTCAAGGCCTACGGTATGGAACTGCAGCGCTGGATCATGCCGCAAGGTACGATCTTCGTCCGTAGCCACCCGCTGATGAACACTCACAACATCTACACCGCGAGTGCTTTCGTCATCGATCCGAGCGCCATCGTCTATCGTCCCCTGCGGGATACCAAGCCGATGGATAACATCCAGGCCAATGATGCGGATACCCGCAAAGGGCAGTGGATGACTGAAGCCGGTATCGAGGTTCGCCATGAAGGAACAATGGCCTACCTGGGTAACTTCAACATCTAACCGATCGGGGGCCTCCGGGCCCCCTTTCCTTGGAGAATGATATGGCGACGGAAACCTTTGAAGTCGACTTTCCTACGATTGAACCCGAGACTGTATCTTCGGAGGTTCATTCGATTTACCTTCCTATTGGCAAGGACCTTGCTGAATCTCTTACTGTGGGCGATCGCGTTCATATTCGTGCTACTGGTATCGTTAAGGAGATCAGTGCGGGCTTTATGGATTCGGACGATCACAGCCTTCGGTTGGATGTAAAGCGAGTCGAGGTTGATACCGAAAACGAGTTTGAAGTCCTGTCAAGGGATGACGATTGATTATTGCATATTGAAAGGTAAGATACAATAATGGCACTCTACATTGTCTCTAAAGCAAACCCATACTTCAGGAATGGAGAGATTCTGGAGTTACTTGAGGACGGCTTTCAGCGGTGTGTCCTTGTAAAGAACCCGCTGACTGGTCGGGAAGAACCCCGTAATCACGAGGGTCTCATCATGCCGGAGGAAGATATAATGCCCTTCGTCATTAAAATGTTAAACAAAGGCTTCGATGATCCAAAGTTGCGGCGTAAAAGCGGCCGCGGTTCTACAGGAAAGCCGACTGATAAAATACCGGAGTATTTGCATTGAGGGATATTCTCCACAGGGGAATGAATGGCGTTGCGCAGTTAGCGGGTGATGGCTCTGCGTGGGTTAATGAGTTACCTCAATACAAAAAGCTTACCGATTTGAAAACGGTAGGGAGTATTACTACCATCTATAACGGGTGGGCAGCTTACGGTTCAGCTGAGACGTCTGAAGTGTGGATGATTCAGCGTATTATTTTAGACGAGACCACCGGGCTTGATGCGTCTGATTTAATGGCAGGTGGTCAGGTCGGTGATTTTAGTTACCGGTGGGATCAACGAGCTTCGCATTCATACTCATGACAGATGCCAATGACCAATTTAGAGAAAGACGCACGGATCAAGCTGACATTGCTCAGCAAGTCCGTGAAAACAAAGCGGCACTTGAGAAACTCCGCAAAGAACTCGAGGAAATCCAAGAACTTTTGGAGCCCGTTGCAGAGTTTTATAAACTTATGCGTAGCGATATGGATACGCTCGGCCGTTTTGGTCGTGGTCTTCGTAGCTTTCTGGCATGGGGTGCTGCTGTTATTATCAGCGCAGGGGTCTTGATTGTTTGGGTCAAGAACGGTTTTAAGCTGCCGGGGTAACAATGTTAGTATGGCCCTTTACGTTAAATTAATTCAACAGGCCGAAGCGACCGGGCAACCTGCCCGTCCTGCCAAAATTCGCGGCATTCGGCGTGAAGTAAAATCGCGCATCAGTGCGCAGGCTGAAATTGTGGGTTGGCCTACAGAGGCAAACGTTAAAGCTTTAAGTGCGGGTGGGAAGCCTCTTAAATTTGCTATCGCAGGTCATGCTATTGAGCTTTATGAGCATGGCAGGTTTAGGGCGAACGAAATGATTAACCGATCTTTACCTTATGTAGTGGCTTACGTTCCCGAACTCGATTTGGAGTGGCCGTATTAATGGGCGTTGTGGTCTCTCCTTTTCGCACGCAAATTTCTGACTGTGAAACAACAACAGGATGGAGTGGCGGCGGCGTTTTGAATGACTCTTTTCAGTTGCAAGGTACAAACTGTTTGGGGGAAAAGGTAAGCCAAACTACCAGTTCCGAGCATTTATTTACCTTCGCATCCAACCAAGATATGACGGATAAATTTGTAGTCATGCCCATGTCAGTCACAGGTGCCGCTGATACAAAAGTGAATGGCGGTTATAGGATAATCTTAATTGATGGTGCTGGGGATAAAGGTACATGGTACGTGGGCGGAATAGACACCACGCGTGAGCGTTGGACGTATTTTACCGTTGCTCCTTCGACTGCGCCAACATTTATCAATGGTTCAGCAAATAATGATTTAGGCGTTTCGAGTATAACCCGCTCAGGAACGACAGCAACATTAACCACTTCTTCGGCACATGGCTTGGCGACAAATGACTTTGTGATTGTTGTCAATGCGGATCAGGAAGAATACAACGGGCATTTTCAGATTACTGTTACTGGCACGACAACTTTTACCTATGTTATGTCGGCTGATCCTGGTGCGTCCGCGACTGGTTCGCCTGAGGCTCGACAAGGGATTAACCAAGCGGATATAGATCAAGTCGGTGTGCAGGGTAAAGTTACAACTAAAGCGGTTGGTAATACACCTAATTTTTTCTGGGACATTTGTTGGTTTGGTGATGGGCTACAAGTTACTAGCACCACCGATTCAGTTACGCTTACACGGTCAGGTTCAACTGTTACGGTTGCTTCTACTGCGCATGGTTTGGCTGTGGGTGATAGGGTCAGGATTGCGGGTGCAAATGAGACAGAATATAACGGTGACCATACGATAACTGCTGTACTTACCAACAGTTATGATTATGAAATAGTTGGCACGCCTTCGACTCCGGCAACTGGAACGATTACCTCCCGCGTACACGTAACATGGGATCACATTGCGGCGGAAGACGACGCTGGGTTTTGGGGCTTGTGCGTAAAGACTAACGGTAGTTATATTTTGCAAGGCCGGTTCGTGTTGGGTTCGCTGGGTTCAGCCGCTGATTTGTTGTTTGTGGACAGTAACTTTATCGCAATATTCAGGGAGAACGAGTTTCTACCACCTGACAAAAATAACATTCTGGGTTTCAAGCACGCTAGCGGTGATTTAATCGATATTGAAACGGAGGACTCAGTTATTTCGGCGTTTAATACTCGATGGGGTTTTGACGCTGCGTTCGCCACGTCGAATTTTCCGCCAAGCAGTGTGTTGATGGGTGGTATGACTTTCGACGGGTTGAATAGTTTTGCTGGAGGAAGCGATTCAAACTATACCTATACCAACATTAAATTTAATAGGTATGCTGCTATTTTGCCCGAAGGGGCGACTTATGACGTAGTCAGTTTAAAGAACGCTGACGCTGATTCACTTGGTATGTTCATAACGTCTGATGTTGTTGATAGTCAGCTTACCAATTTTACTTTTAGTAACGGTGGCCTTTACCATGTTTCCTTTTTGTATGAGGTAGATTCTTTTGATTTTGATAACTGGACATTTGATGATACTGCGGTAGATGTGCTGTACCTTGCGGGGGTTCCCGCTCCGGCTACTGTCACCAGTATTACGCGCAGTGGTAGTACCGCCACAGTTACAACTTCGGCAGCGCATGGTTTAGCCTCAAATCAGTACGTCGAAATTTTAGGAGCGAACGAGACTGATTATAATGGTGACTTTCAGATTACGGTTACTGGTGCCAGCACTTTTACTTATACGGTAGCAGGTACTCCCACTACCCCGGCAACCGGTACGATAACGTGGGAGCAGGCTCTCATCATTAATCAACTCAATGGATCGAACGGTTCAACGGAACTGGGGGTTCCCGGCGGTGCAGTTATCTTTAAGTCGTCCGTTGTTCATACAGTATCCAATCTTCGTACCGGGGATCGAGTAATTTGGATTAGGGTATCTGATGGCGTAGAATTGGAGAATGTGGTTGAGACAGGCGGGACTGCAGCTTACGCCTATAACTATGTAAGCGACACTGACGTTTACGTTCAAGTTTTGAGTGGTGACAACCTGCGGAAAAATACCGTCACTGAAGTCACCCTTGGTAACATTAATGCAGGTTTTCCGGCAGTTCAAGCTGTGGATAATGTATATCTTAATCCTTAAGGAGTTATAGCAATGGCTAAAATAGTTGACCCCGATCAGCTAAATCAAGCGACAGAGGTTACGTTTAGTACCGCTGGCAAGACAATTGATTTAGCCGTTGCGGGGAACCTGGATGATAACAATCCAGGACGATCGTCTGGTGTCACGCATCAGGCGCTTTATTCATTCACGAAAGAAGAGTGGCTCGCGACCTCCGGCTTGCAATCCAGCCGGTTTCCGTTTGATCCTATCTTCGAGGCGAAATTCGACTGGATCAATGACTGGCAACCGAATGACGCCCAGACTCGTGACCTTATCAGGGACGGCGGTTTCCGCGTTGTTCTGCTGAACGATGAATACGCATGTATCATCTCGCTGCAGGATTTCGATAATGTGGCGGATCAGGGCTATTACTGGTTCGACTCAACATCACGGTTCACTGGTGTTCCTAACAACTTCGATAAGACTGGTGAGGTAAACGAGCCGATCCTGATTTTCGACGGCACGAACGACTACCGAGATTTTCTGAAAGTTTTCTTGCGGGAGCAAGGTAAGACGCACGGCTATGGCGATTTGATTGTTGATCAGGGGCTGTCAAGTCTGACGTATCAGGCGTATCGTCTTCCGCTCTCAAACGGGCCTGACATTAACGTCATCGAGTCTGACGTTAACATCGACGCCAATACGCCTTATACCAACATGCGACTTAACTTCCTGTTGGGTAGCGGCTTCACAACGTGGGCAAACTCCACGGTGTACGCTGCAGGTGCAGTGGTGCTTGATCCGATTCGGCAGTCGAACGGTTCGTCAAACGGTACATGGTGGTTTACGCCAGCTGGCGGCACCTCAAATGGTACGGGTACTGCGGACGATACAGGCGTTACCGACTGGGAGAGCTATGCCGGTGAAGAACAGATCGGTACTGAGTGGTTTGCTTATAACCGAATCATTGACCTGACCTCAGGTACAGCGACCGCCCAAGAGATTTATGAATGGGGTGAACGACAGCTTCGTAAAGCCGGTACTATCAACTCTGATGCGCTTGGCTCGCCAAACCAAGACGGCTTTGGTACCGTTGATGGTGAGCTTGCAATGGACTTGTTCGATTACATCGGCAGCACTCTGCGTACTCGTGGAGGCGTCCTGCTCAGGAACTTCGATGCGAACGATACGAACAGCCTGGAGTTGCAAGACATTACTGTTGACGGCGGCGGACTTGATCAGGATTCAGTGCCGGTTACTACGACAGTTCGCACCTTCCCGTTTGTGGCGGCTGGAACACTGGTCTTCTCGCAGAATCTGGTGGATCAGCCGGATGTCGAGACGCTGTACAAAATGTTCTTCCAGTACACTAAGACGAATACGCAGACGGACTTCACCATTACAGGCGCTTCCGGCAATACTGCAACATTCAACAGTCCGACGCTTGACCTGACCACGTTCTTCGTGAATGGGGAGTATACGGAGCTTAGCGGTTTCCTGACCAATACTGTGAATAACGGCATCTTTCAGGTTAGCTCGGTTGCCGCTGGCTCTATGACCATCACGAAGGTCAATAGCGAGACGTTAGTGAATGACGCCTTAGGTGAATCAGTCACGATCGTAACCGATCCGTATGATTCACCTGATGCGGTTATCGTGGACGACAACAGCGGAACCGATATTACCGGGCAGATTACAGCCGGCAGCATCGCGTTTGACTTCGATTACGATAACAACGTACAAGGGGGCCGCACCGCAGCAACTAACGCTCCGGTGGCGATCATTGCTATGGCGCAGGATGGCGCGCAGTGGATTGACGGCTTGTTTACAATTACGAGGACGACTGGACTGTCGTTCCCGCTCAACGCAGCGACCGAACGTGTCTACCTCAACCCGTAAGAAAATTAACCAGTGGGAGAAGTATCCGAAACTGGATCATCTCCAAGGTAAGCAGCGCGATGATATGGAACGTCGTCGCAGGATGCGCCATGTGCGGTACTGGTGTTACCGTTTGCAAACAGCTTTCGAAACCGCCCGAGAGCTTGAGGGCCCGGAGAAGCAACCGGGATTTATTGAATTTTGGCTGGAGCAGAAACCGCTTTATGCCATTGATCCTATGGGGAATAAGATAGCTGTCCCGCAGGATAAAAGACTTACAGTGGAGGATCTTGGTGGTTACAAAGAATTCGCTCGTATTTGGGATATTGATGAAGACCTGGAGGTTTACATTCGACATTCCAGTGTATGGCACGAGTGGAACTTAACGCTTATGAGAGTTGTACCCTTTCTTGGGGACGTATGAGTGTCAGCGTTTATCACAATCGATGCCGACGCTCGCATCTTTGATATTACAAAGGTGCCTGTTGGGGGGTTATCTTCCCTTGATGCGCAGGTAGATATATACTCTGACCTGAAAGAAGATTGGGTTGCGACTGGGAGCCTGCAAGGATTGAAGTTTCCCTTCCGGAGTTTCGGTGATCCTAAGACGCCGACCTCGGACATAGGCCCTTACATTTTTATGGATAATACGCTGGGATGGAGGATACGGCCCTACGATGACGATCACGAGTTGACGATCATCGGAAACCTGGTAGCGGAAGATACTACGTTACCGCTGTTCCTACCGCGTGTAGGTAGACAGATTTTAATTCTGTCAGAGCAATCAAATCTTGCTTTAACGGGCGGTGGGGGTAGTGATCCTGCTACAATAGCTACAGCGGTGTGGTCAAACTCTAAGGCTCTAACGCTTGTGCGTTGGCTTGGTTTGCGGAAGTAAGAGACCTCTTGCAATTTTATTAAACGTATGTATAATGGAGAAATATCATGGCTCGAAAGAAACTGAGTGAACACCAGCGCGATTTCGTGAAGGCGTTCAACAAGCTTCTGACATGGGCACACGCGCGCGGGTACGAGTTTACTTTCGGCGATGCTTATGCCACCTCTGGTCATATCGAAGGCAGCTTTCATTACAAGCGCCTCGCTATTGATCTTAACCTTTTTATTGATGGCGTCTACCAGACGACCACCGAGGCCCATCGCCCTATAGGGGAGAAGTGGGAGAAGCTCGGTGGAACCTGGGGTGGGCGTTTTCGAAAGAAGGACGGAAACCATTATTCTTGGGGTGAGAGCCGTGGGACTTCTTAGCGGGTTATGGGCAGGGGCGAAAGTCCTGCTCGGCTTCAGCGGTGCCGGTAAAGGTGCTGACAATGTGATGACGATTGCCAAAGGCGTCGGTAATTTCATTGATGAACAGAACTTCACAGAACAAGAAGCTCGTGAGCATAAGCTTAAGATTGCAGATGCTTACGTTAAATTTCTTGACGCATCTAAGGACGAGAACACACAACGCTCTATTACCCGGCGAGAGATTGCTATCTGGATTATCCGTATCGAGCTTTTGTGTCTCATGCTTTATGGGACACTGGCTTCATTCAATTTAGGCGCAGCGGGTGTTTGGAAAGAGATTTCTTTTGACAGCCCGTTGAGTGTCTTAACGTGGGGTGTCGGAGCTTTTTTCTTCGGTACCCATTTAATTCGCTCAGCGAAGAACGGAAAGTAATATGCCTTGGACTGAGGAAATTAGCTTAACGGCGATCATTGATCCGGAGACCGCTTACAATGATTTTACGAGTGAGACGTATGATGATTATCGTCTGCGGTATCAACGTGAGGATTGGGTTGAAGAAGAGGAATTAACATGACTGTAGAAAGTGCAACATATCTTAGCGAATTGGTAGCCGCCAATCCGCCCGGCACTGACCCGCTTATCGAGTCAGACGATCACCATCGTCTGATCAAGCAGGTCCTCCTGAATACCTTCCCCAACTTAAATGCTCCGGTGAGCGCTACGCCGGCAGAGTTAAATCTTCTTGTCGGGAAGACCGGTATTCCTGACTTAATTACTTCAATTTCCGCCCCCAGTCCTGGACAAGTTCTAAAGTACGATGGGTCTGCTTGGACAAACCAGGCTGACGCAACTGGTGCCGGAGGTGGTGGTAATTCTAAGATCATGGAGGGAACTGATTCGGGGCTGCAAGTGCTTGGGGCAATTCAATACGTTGAATCGACACAGCCGAATGCGGCAATTGAACTTGCTACGACGATTCCGGTGTCTCCTGGGAATACGGTTGACGTTCAGTTCGAGTTTGTAGTGCGGAATACTTTAACTAATAAAGAGTCGTTAAAGATTTTTGTTGGCACTACAGTAACAAGTGGGACAGGCCCTTCTATTATGCAGGTGCATTACATCAACGAAGGTTTAGCGGCTCCGTTGGTAGATGTACGTGCTGGAGTCGAAGGTGGTTTTGTTAAGTTCTGGTTTGGGGAACTTACAACAACCTGGGATTGGTATCAAATTACCATCGAGAATATTCGAATCACGAGTACGGCGGTCGGAGCAGTAGATGTTACTAACTACTTCGATAACTGGGTATTGGGGTTTGAGTCTACCGCATTTGGTACTGTTAACATCGGGCCGACTACTCCAACTTCAATAATCCCTAATTCACGGAAGGACCCGGCCCCCATTCAGGGTAGTACCTACTCAATAGGTGCAACTGGCGACTATCCTTCTTTGACTGCTGCAATTCAAGATTTGCAGTCTAAGTATTATCACATGAATGTGGATAATTTCTTGAACCAGAACTATCTTGTAACTTTGCAGTTTGAGACAGGTGAAGTGTGGGAGGAAGATGTAGTGCTCATGAATGGCGATTTTAGCTGGATCGCCATTACTGCTGTAGATGCAAATATTGAGATGGATAATAACTCGTCTTCCGTCACTAACTATTTCCTGCATTGTCGTAATGCAAAAGCTCCGCAGTTCTTAAAGCCGATTAACATCAACAATGCTGCAACAATAAGTACAGCTATTCGCATGGATCAAGGTTCGGTGTTTGAAAATCGGGCCACTAACTTCTCTATCAATGCAAATGACACACTTGCGGCTGATGCTCATATTATGTTTATGAGTCATAGTCGTCTGGACGTTGAAGTCAGCATGGAGTTTGACGGTGGAGCTGCCGGACAGGATGTATGGGGCTTATACATGCAAAACTGCACAATGGGTGGTGATCAAGGTATTACTGTTCGGGATTGCTACGGTGTTTGGTTTGATGGAGTAGTTGGTGGTTGTGGGAGTGTCGCGGTGATCGACTGCCAAAGCACCAGTTTTGGTGTAGTGAATGTGACAAATCACTCGCAAATGCGTCTTCAATATTGCGATATTACAGGCACGGAGACACACGACTTTAGTACACTGCTGAACATTGTAAATTCAGATCTTGGACTGAGCACTGGTACGATTTCGCAAGTGTGTTCAGTGACTACTGGTTACCGAGTTGTGCTTAACGGAAATGCTTCCTTGCGAGGCGGCACTGACTTTCGGTCGGGCGGAGCTGGGTCTGGTGCTAATGATGTTAGTCTGCAGAATGGTTGTTTGTATCGAGGCAGCTTAAATGCCAGTCACGGTACGAATGTAACGAAAAATACACTTAATGCCGGGGGAGCGCTTTACCACGCGAACTAATTATGCAGAGAGATCAAGCAGTAGACCTTTTGATGAAGCGGCTGGGGAATATCCAGAGTACAGCCTTTCGTCAGGACATCATCAATGAACTGGTACAAGCGCAAGAAACGGTTCTTGAGGGTGATGTATTTCATCCGTGGTTTCTCGTATCGGAAGAGGCATCGGCCCAAACGATTGCTGGCGATGAACGAGTTTTGCTACCCCAGAACTACATTGCGATGTGGGAGTACGGTCGTTTAACGCGATATGATGCCACACTGGATGATCCCTATGTTGAGCTAACTCGGGAAGATTGGGACCTTATTACTGAGGAACTTAATTACAGCGGCACGCCGACTCATTACGATCTTGGCGGTCAGTACCTTTTATTGCGGCCTTTAGCGGATGCGGTTTATCCGTTGCGCTGGTGGTATATATCACGAGGGGATTCATTAGCTGGAACTTACGGTGAGACCGGTGGCGGTAACATCGAGAATGTCTGGCTTAAGTGGGCAAGTGATTGGCTTATCGGTGAAGCCGGTATGGTCCTTGCTGAACAGTATTTACAGTATGAAGATCGGCGAGTTAAGCCGTTTCGTACACAAGCACTTCGGGGGCGGCAGCGAGTAATGGTCTTGAATGTCGAACACGAAGAAGCCCTCAAACGTCGCGTAATGGGAGAATAGTATGGGCCTTGAAGACATTGAAAGCCCCGGAAAATATCTTGATGATCTGGACTCGGCGAATCCGGTAGGCGCGACAGACACATTAAATGAAACGGATAACCACCTCCGGGGCATTAAAAATGTTCTGAAGCTGACCTTCCCGAATATCACCGGGCCAATCACTTCAACACAAACAGAGCTTAATTTGCTCACCGGTAAAACTTCGCTGAACTTTATATTCAAAGATCAAGATGACACTATGTCTGGGATTCTGACCTTTGATAAAACGTACAACGAGAAGGTAGGTGCGTCCCTCGGGACAGGCGGCGCGATCGCGGTAGACACCAGTTTAGCTTCGTTCTTTTATACGGGTACGTTGCTGACCGATCCTACTTTTACTTTCACTAATCCGCCAGCTTCAGGGCGTGGACGCACAATTACGATCGAGCTAAATGACGCAGCCGCGGTTACAGTTACGTGGCCTGGTACGGTAGTTTGGCCTAACGGAGTGGAGCCTTCGTGGAGTAATGGTAAGGATATTGTTAGCTTTACTACGCGTGATGGCGGGGCAACCTGGCTTGGTTTCTTTGGCGGGAGGGCTTTCTCCTAATGCCTATGGGGATTGGCAGAGCTGTCATTGAACAGCATACTCGGGATTTGTTATCATTTACCAAGAATGATACGTTTACCTATACCTTTGCCAGCTTCGTGTGGGGAGTGTCTGTTGGGTGGGGACAGGATGGTAAGAATGTAGGTTGCTGGAATACTCCGGGGGGAGCGGTACAGTTAGCTTATTCTCTTAATGGGGGTAAAACTTTTGCTGCTTCGGCAGAAAGTTTTGGTAATAGTCAATTTAAAGGTGGTTACAACCCCGATAACGGAGTATTTGTTTCCGCGCCTGCTGGTGTTAATTTTTGGAAAAGTAACGATCTTTCCGCAAATCCTTGGACGGATATGGGGCGGCCTGCCGGGGCTGACGAGGCCATTTATAAGGTTGTTTACGACAACGGTATCTGGCTTGCTGTAGGCGCAAGTGATGGAACACGAGGTATAATTCTTCGCAGTACTGAAGCCGATCCTTCTACTTGGACTGAGATCAATACCCCTACTGCGATGAATACGACTTACAGGGGTGTAGCATATAACCCGGCTGTTAGCAAGTGGATGATTGTCACAAGCTTTGCTAACAATAATATCGCATATTCTAGCGATAACGGTCTAACTTGGACTCAGCATACTATTTCAACGGGTGAGCTTTTGTGGGATGTTATAGCGCTGGATGGTAAGTTTTATGTAGTAGGAGAAAATGGGTTTATTGCAACTTTGGAAAACCCAGGAGTTACTAGTAGTTGGACACGTATTGAACCTTCTGGTTACAGCACTATTGCTTTCCGTTGTATTGTTTACTGTAATGGTTTATTAATTGTTGCAGGGGAGCATCTTAATAATTATCCTGTAGTACTTGCCTCTTGGGATTTGGGAACTACATGGGAGCGTGTTGGCGCTCTTTCTGAACCTTGGGCGACTAATGAATCGCTTTATGGAGCCGGCACTGATGGACGTCGGATTTTCTTAGTTGGCGGATCAAGCGCAAACCTTAGGTGCTACCAAAATGGCTGATTTACCTGTCAACAATGTAGGGCGGATCGGGCTATATACCGACAGGAAAGCTCATGAGATTCCTGTCGAGGCTTGGTCTAGGGCAGATAACATTTTGTTTGAGCCAGATGGTGCCGGTAAAATTACTGGTCATGTAGCAGCAGCGGGCACACCCCTTCATGCTCCACGCTGGATTTTTCCGTGGCGGGATAGTGCAGGTTTCAAATGGTTGTATGTGGGTACTGCTCGCATTGGGCAAATTGTGGGCACAGCTCACAGTGACGTTACTCGGTTTACTACAACGCTTGGGGATGATGATTACCTTACCGGAGCTACTACCCGCTTTAGCGGTACAGTGCTAGGCGATCTCCCGGTGTGGACTTATTCCGGGGAAGTCGATCCGCCTCAGGCATGGAATACAGCAACGGGCCGCTTTTACGACTTGCCGAATTGGCAAGCGAATACTTACGCGGACTTGATTTGTGTAACCGATCGGCATCTTGTAGCGATGCGAATTAAGAAGGCAGGGCTTTCTTTTAATCCTCGTATGGTGAAGTGGGGACAACCCGCAGATCCTGGTACCTATCCAAACTCGTGGGATGAAACTGATCCCACCACAGGGGCCGGGGAAGTTACGCTGGCTGAAACCGAAGGTGAGATTAAGGGTACCCGTTTGCTGGTGAACACTCGTTTGATTTATAAATCAGACAGTGTTATCTCCATGCGGTTCGTAGGAGGTCAGAACATTTTTGCGTTTGATACAATCTTTGATAAGTTTGGAGCCTTAGGTCCTGACGCTATTGGGGCGTTTGAGCGATCTCATATTGTAGTGTCAGAGGGTGATGTTATCCTCCATAACGGTAACACTTTTGAGTCTGTTATTGATGACAGAAATAAAGCCCTTTTGTTTAAAGATTTAAGTGCGCCCAACAAAGATCGGACTCGCGTCAGCGTTCGGGCGGAAAGTAACCAGGTTTGGATTAGCTATGTCAGTAAATCAAGCGCGGGGGATTTGGATAAAGCGTTGATCTGGGATTACAAGAAGAATACTTGGAGTTTTCGCTTCTTGCAAGAGTTTGCTCATATCGCTACAGGCTTTGTTGATGTTAGCGGGGTAAGTCGCGTTTATGATCAGGCGCCACAAACTACACGGATATACGACACTGCAAGCGAACAATATGATCTTGCTCAGTCGGCTACGTTTAATGATCTGCTGGCAGCGGATTTTACAAACACACTGCTTTATAAACTGGATGAAACAAATCAGTTTAACGGTGTTAATATGCTCAGTCGCTTAGAGCGGCAGGGACTTGCTATCGCTGGTCAAGATCGTTTCGGGGAATGGAAGATTGATCTTACCTCACAGAAATTTATTCGGCGTGTTCACTTTAACATGGAAGCGTCGGGGCCTGTCACCATTTATATCGGGGGACAGGATAAGCCTAATGGTCCTGTTAGTTGGGTAGGGCCTTTCGCTTTTGATCCTACCCTCGACCAGTGGGTAGAACCGCTTTTAAATACTCGATTTTTTGCTATTCGAATTGAGTCAAATTCCGACATCAGTTGGAAGTTATACAGTTATACGGTTGAGCTAGAAGTTCTTGGCCGGGCGGTGTACCTTGGTTAATTTTGTTCGAGGTACGGTTCCTGATAGACCGGAAGATGTTCCGCTTTATTTACAGGAAGTTACGCGGAGACTTGAGGAAGTTTTAAACTTCGAGCCGATTATTGTTACTGTTGAGAATGCAAGTATGGTAAACTCGTGGGTGAATTTTGACACTACACGTGAGGCGCGTTACTGGCTTGATCAGGAAGGTGTTGTTCATCTTAGTGGGATGCTCTCAACTGGTACGGTGGGGCTCACCGCTTTTACGCTTCCAGTAGGTTATCGGCCTGACTTTGTAGATGCGACAAATGATCGCTTAAACTTTGCAGTAAGCAGCAATAGCGCCTTTGGTGTATTGCAGGTTTTAAACACTGGGGCTGTTATTCCAGCGGTTGGAAGTAATGTATTTTTTGCTCTGGACGGAATAACATTCAAGGCGGCTTGACAGCAGCTTTAGATTGTGGTATAAAGAATTATTGTATCTTGGAATCAAATATGCAATCATTAGCGGCAAGGGTTCGGGAACTTCTCCCGGCAGTAGAGGCCAAGATGCTGAAGATGGAGCAGGCAGAATGTCCTGTCTTTCATCGGTTTGGCCCAGGGATTTATATCCGTGAATTACATATGCGGGCAGGGACGTTTGCTATTGGGCACTACCAGCGCGAGCGGCATGTAAACATCATGCTGGCGGGGCGAGTCATGATGCTGAACGAAGATGGTAAGGCGGTTGAGCACAGGGCGCCGTTGTTTTACGTTGGGGAACCTGGCCGTAAAGTTGGGTATGTGCTTGAGGATATGGTGTGGCAGAATGTCTACGCCACTGAAGAAACGGACATTGAGAAATTGGAGGAACGGTTTCTTGAAAAAAGTGATGTCTTTCTGGAAGAAGTACAGGGCGTCGACAAACTGTTTGCCGCCCGAGACCGTGAAGATTATGAGGCGTTCCTCAAGGAGTGGGGTTTGTCTGCGGAGTATATCAGGCAGGTTTCAGAAGATGATAGCGATGCTATCGAGCTGCCAAATGGCACTTACAAGTTTCAGGTGGGGAACTCCCCCATCGAAGGTAAGGGCTTATTTGCGACAGCTGACATTGAGCAGGGAGAAGATATAGCTCCGGCTCGAATTGAAGGTAAGCGGACATTAGCAGGCCGCTATACAAATCATGCTAAGGAACCGAATGCAGTAATGGTTTCACTCTATGGTGTTGATGGCGACAAGTCTATGGTCATCTTAAGAGCCATTAAACCAATTAAAGGTCGGCGTGGTGGTCAGCAAGGCGAAGAGATCACTGTGGATTACCGGCAGGTGTTACAGCTTAATATGGGTGAAACATGACAGGTGTAGCCACAGCAATAGTAGTTGGATCAGCGATTACAGCTGATTCAAACCAAGACGCGGCTGAAGCGGCTTCCGAAGCGCGGCCTCAGTTTCCAACGATTATAGAGCCGGGCTTACAGCGGCAACTCAATCGAGTTAGCGGTACGGGCCGTGATGTTTTTCGGCAGAACCGTACGGCTGGTTTTACCCCCTTTCAAACTCAGGCTTTTGACCAGACTGGTCAGGTGGTTACAAACCTCGATAATCAGGCAGCACAGGCGGCTGGCGGTTTCGGTATGTTTACCGATCCAAACTCAATCGGAGCCAATCCTTTTTTGGAGTCGGCGATTCAAGCAATGCGGGAATCAGCGAATCGCGACTTTCAACGGAACCAAGTACCTGCAATTCGCAATAATGCTGTGGCAGGTGGGGGGCTGGGGGGCTCACGTCAGGGTATTGCTGAAGGGCTTGCCATGAGTGATCTCAACCAAGATTTGATAAATCGTGAGTCAACGTTGCGGTCAAACCAGGTTAATGTTGACACGAACAATATGCTCAATGCGTTGATCAATCAGGGTCAAATTCTCAGTGGACAAACGCGAGGTACGGATTTACTTCAGCGGACCGGGGCATTGCAGCAAGATCAGCGGCAACGGGAAATCCAAGGCTCAATGGATCGGTTCAACGAAGAGCAAGACTTGCAGTTCCAGCGAGATCAGGAACTGTTGCGTATCCTCATGGGGGCGCCGGCAAGTGTCCAGCCGATTCCGAATCAGAGCAACCCACTTGTAGGTGGGCTCGGCGCCGGCCTTACCGTGTCGCAGTTGTTCCCGCAAACGCAACCAGCAACAACGGCAGCAACAGGAACTCCAGGTTTCAACCCGGCGTCCACTAATCCTCAGTTTATATTTGGGTGACGTATGGCAGTAGATTTACTACAATCTCTTATGAATCTTAATGCGGGCGTGGCAGCTCCACAAGGCCAACCTTTGGTACAAGGGGAGAACCCCCTAGTTGGGTTGGCGGGGCTGCCACCCGGCACTATTCCTGCAAGTACACCTGCACCGGATCAGGCGGCTAACCCCACGCAGCAGGTAACTTCAATGGAAGAACTCATTTTTGGAGGTACACAAAATGCCAGGACTTTTTGACGGATTGTCGAATCTCCCAGTATTCGAAGGGGCGTCCGACGAAGCGACTCGTCGGGCTCTGTTGACTGCGGGGCTTGCCATGATGCAGCCTTTCAATCCGCTTGAAGGGAATGCTTTGACGCAGGCCGGCGGTGGTATTCAAGCGGGCCTTGCCTCTCTTGATCAGACGAAGGCGACTGAAGGTGCGATCGCTCAGCAAGATTTTCAGAACATCATCGCTGGCCGGCAGGTATCTGCTGATGAACAGCGAGCGGATGCAGCAACCTCACAAGCCGATACAGAGGCTCGTCGGGTCGGGGCCGAAGAAGCTCGAATCGCAGAAGGTGCACGGCAGTTTGATGCCGAGCAAGATCTTCGTGCGGCAAAAATAAACCTGGACGAGGCACAGGCCGAGTGGTTGCGTAGGCGCCACGATGGAACTCCGGCAGACTCCAGCAAAATAACAGAGTCGATGATTGATAACTCTTTCATCACCGCTCGAATGGAGAACCTCTACCGTGCCAATCCTGCGAAATATACGCTGGCTGATGGTTCAAAGAACCTTGCGCTACTTATGGATGACTCCTTCCTTGCGCTCCATCGTGTTACTGGCACGGCAGGCAACGAAAATATCCCCATCATCGCACAGGACACACAAGACGCTGCGGCAACGGGTGCGAACATTACTGCGCTCCAAGGGGAAGCGCCAGCGCCTTCTGCGGCACCGGCACCGACAGTGGCTGATCAATCCAAAGAGCCTACGATCACCACGCAAGCGGAGTTCGATGCGCTTCCGAGCGGCACGGTCTACATTCACAACGGAAAGCGTTTCCGTAAACCGTAAGGTTTCCTGATGTCAATCGAATTTGGCGGAGTACCGCTGGACGAACCCGAAGGTTTCGGAGGCGTGCCAGTTGATGAACCCGAAGGATTCGGTGGTATTGCTCTGGATGATCTTGGGGGTGAACCAGTTGAGGCCGAGCCAGAGTTCAAAGACCCACAGATCTTCCGCGGTCGGGGTCGTGGTCCCGCTCCGGTAAGGTCTCCGGAGGAAATTGAAAAGGCCAAGCGGTACGAGGAAGTTTTTCGTACTGTCGATGGACAGGTCAAGAACTTCGACGAACAGTTTTCCTTTACCGAGCGGCTCGGGATACGGCTCGGTAAAGGCCATACCCGCCGGACAGCGAACGGACTCCTGCGGGGTTTAACTAACCTACGTGAGGAATTGCGTAAAGTTCAGGCTAACGATGCAGACGCGATGCGTCGAGCTGGTATCGTAATGCCTCTTGAAGGAGGTGATAACTTTACTGAGTCGACAGAGGCGGCTCGGCTTCGTCGGATTGAGGAACTGCAATCCCGTATTGAACAGATGGATAACGAATACCTGTCGGTTTTCAATGCGGTGCATAACCCTCATTACGGAATCGAGAATCCCCGCGAGGTGCCCGAGCATCCCGCGATGTTGGCTGCGCAAGTAGCGCAACAGGGTGGGGATGACGAATTGGTCAATAAGTTACTGTTTCGTTATTTCCCTGAAATAGCAGCGGAAACGATGCTTCCGTCTATAACCCAAGCCGGCCCCGCGCAACTGGTAGTTCCAGGTGGCGGGGCCGCAATCACTCGTTTGGCTGGTGGCAGTCAAGCGTTAGCTCGCGGAGCCTTCGTAGTCGGTACTGGTTCTGTCAGTGGGCATGTTGAGTCTCAAGCAGCATTCGCCGAGTTCCTGCAGGAACAAGGTGTAGATATGACTGATCTCAATGAGGTAGCCTTTGCTCTTGACGATCCCGAACTTGTTAAGAAGGCACGCGATCGTGCCTCGAAACGGGGGTTATCTGTCGCGATGTGGGATATGCTAGGTGCTTATATTGCAGCCAAGCCATCCAAGTTTTTGGTACCTCCCGGACTTAAAAATAAACTTGCCCGACAACTGATGAACGCCGCTGTGCAGCTTACCGGACAGGTTGGTACCGGGGCAGCTGGTGAGGCGACCGCACAGTTTGCAGCGGGCCAAGACTTTAACGCATTGGAGGTGAAACTTGAAGCACTCGGCGAAATCCCCACGGCGGTCAGCGAGCCAATTGTATTTCATATCGCTGATAAGATCGGCAAGAAGCCAAGCGACCTTAAGACAGTCGGCGATGTTCTTGACGCATTTATCAAGAATCCAGAGATTACGGAAGGTGAGGCGCTAGCCGCTCTCAAAGAAGTAGCGGCCCGAGGCATGACCGATGAAGAAGCGATTAACATGCTCAAGGCGGTTCCAGGTTTTACATGGTCGGATGACGTTATCAGTGAAATTTTGGATGAAAACGCTTCACGAGTAGCCACGCTTGACGGTTTTCAAAATGATGAGAATACTCGAACGGTAGTTCAAGATACCTTCTTTGAGAATCAAAGTGGTGGGGTAATGCAGGGTTTAGATATTATTAATAATCAAGAGCCCCATGACGGTACAGTCTGGTGGACCACCGATCAGCAAGCTAACCGGGATACCTCACTGGGTGTTGAGGTAACTTCAGGGCAAACTGTTCTGCGGTTTATTGACGAGTCAATTCAACAATACGAAGCGGAGTTGAATGTTCTGCAGGCGCAACAGGCGCCGCAAACTGCGCTTAATGAACGGATCAATCATATAGAGACACTCAGGGAAAGGCGGGCTCGGGTTGCTCGGGATATGCAGGATATGGCACGAGTGAGGCCGCTTGTCCAGCAGTGGTTGCAAGAGATGGTAAATACCTTTACGCCCAATCAAGATGTAATGGTGATTGAAGACAATACCATCATGGACTTTAGTCACCCTGGAATGTTAGGGTCAGCCGGCAGTGTGATCGGGCCAACCGGTCGCCGAACTCAGGTCATTACTTTAAACACGCGAACCTTACTTGATTGGCAAGTAGCTCGCCATACTCATCAGAAAAAAGGACGCGGGCAAACGGCTCTGGTTACTGTGTTAGCTCACGAGTACGGGCACGCGATCATGCAGAGTTACAAGAACAATCTTCCGCCCGAAGCTATTGCTGCGCTTAAAGCGGAACACCGCATGTGGCTTGCTGAGCAGCTTAAGGATTTGGATAAGCCGTTTAGCGAATTTCTTGGAGGGAAGAAAAATCCTTTCGAGGTTAAGACGGTCTTTGGTAATATCGATAACGCCATGAACGATCGCCTTGTAGATAATCCAAGTCTACCTTACCATTTATCTCTGGATGAATTTATTGCAGATCGGATGGCGCGTCAGATCTCCGATCCCAACACGACTACTGTTCCGCCTATGCTTCGAAAGGTTTTACCGAGGATGGAAACCCTCCTTCGAAGGTACTTCCAGCGGAATAAACCGGCGATGGAGGAAGGCGCGACTTACGAGAAGTTCCTTCAATTTATTAAAGCTCGGGCACAGCGGCAGGCGATGCAGCGGATTGAAGAGTCGTTCACCGAATCGGAGCGAAATTTACCTACGGATTCTGCTGGCTCAGTTGTTATGTCTATGCTCGCGGATAAGAACCTTAACGTGCCGTCCGAGATTCAAGATGAAGTTTTCAACTCACTGGATACTTACAACAAGTTAATGAGGTACGGGCTTTCCTTACTTCAACTCGGTCGAGAGAACAAGCACATTGTAGGGCTCCAGCGTTATATCAAAGCGGTCCACGAACACTGGGTTACCAAGTCGAACTGGAATGATCAGGCCATGCAAACTATGAATGCGTGGAGGCGGCTCGGGCGCAAGACTTCGGACGAGCTTGGCCGGTTCCTGCTAGAGCTTACTGTGCGTTCAGATGATTTGCAGCGGGCACTGACCGATGCGGAAATTCAACAACTGATGAAGGAGAAGAAAATTGATTTTGGGCAGAAAGGTGAAGAAGCCTTTCAGGTTTACAAACGTATCAAGGGTGATCTGGCGAATGCACTTGAACAGTTGTACGTTATTGAGAAAAACCGAATCAATCAAGACTGGGCAGAAGTCGAGACGCAACGCAAGGCCAAGATTAATGAGTTGGATGAACTGTTCACACAACTGAGGAATCGCGACTACTTCCCGCTATCGCGTTTTGGAGAGTGGGGGATTGCGATGAAGGCGATCGAGCCTGTCGAAATCAATGGGCGGAAGTACAAGACTGGTGAAACCGTTCACATGGAGCTGTATGAGAACAAGCGGCAGCGGAATCGAGGTAGCGGCACACTGCGCAGAAAGTACGGGCGGAAGGTACGGGAGACTTTCTTTAAGGTAGATGAAAGCCTTAAGCCTTTTACTGGACTCCCAATGGCTGTCATGCGACAGCTTAAACAAAACCCTAAGTTGTCATTGACGCCGGAGCAAAAGCAACAGCTTCAAGATATGATCGATACGATGAGTCCGACTCAATCGATTGCGAAGCGGATGCTCCAGCGCAAAGGGACAGCGGGGTTTTCAATGGACGCTCAACGCGGCTATGCAAATTATATGCTGATGATGGGCGGTCACATCTCCAAAATGTTACATGCAGGAGAGATGGATGCGGCGATCGATTCGGTTAAGAAGAGCGCCCGATACCTTGGTGAGCGAGGACTTGTCAACGACAAGCGACACGAAATCGCTGCTCATCTTGAACGGCACCAAGATTATTTGCTTCGTCCCGAGAATGAATGGGGAGCGCTTAGGGCTCTCGCATTCCATTGGTTTCTGGGATACAACCCCAAGTCCGCCATTGTCAACCTTACCCAGGTTCCCCTAGTCGCGTATCCATATCTGGCGGCTCGACGCGAGCTTACCGGAGGTACGCCATTAGCATCTGATGCGGTGGCGATCAAGGAACTGACAGCGGCGATGAAAGATGTGGGGAATTTTTTCAAGCGCGGGATCAACAAGTATTCTATCGATGAGCAGGCGATGTTAAGTCGCCTGCAATCGGAGGGCATTATCGACGAGTCGTTGGCAACGGAACTGGCGGGGCAGGCTCACGGAGATTTGATCTCCACCATGATGCCGAAGGAGACGGCCTTTACGGATAACGTACACTTCCGAGCACAGCAGTTCTTGCGTGGTAGTACCTGGATGTTTCAGGCGGCTGAGAAATTTAACCGCCGGGTGACTGCATTGGCGACTTACCGGTTAGCTCGCAATAAGGGTATGGATGTGCAGCGGTCTATTGACGAAGCAAGGGAGGCGCTTCGGGTAACGCAGTTTGAATATGCTCGATGGAACCGGGCAGCTTTTATGCGGGGTAAGGCAGGTGTCTTCTTCGTGTTCATGCAGTATCTACAAAACGTCCTGTACTTCGTTACCCGCGATCCAGGGAAGACTCGATATATGCTGATGATGTTCATGGCGGCAGGTCTCCAAGGTCTTCCCGGTGCGGAGGACCTTATGGACCTGTTCGACTTTGGGTCGAGGGAGATGAAGAAATGGCTGAAGATCAAGACGGACCCGCGGAGCGATATTCGCGAGGACCTGCGCCGAATGACGATGTCGCTTGGGGCGAGCCCCGAGTTAATGATGCACGGGCTGTCAGCGCAATCCTTTGGATTAGGCCTCCCGGCTGTAAACGATATGCTTGGTACGAGTATTCCCTCGTTGACTTTCGAAAACAGCATCAGTGCCGGGCGTGTAATTCCCGGTTGGGAAGCCCTGCTAAACCCCAATCGCATGAGCGGTGTGGGCGCCGTGGAGGGTGCGAAAGACGTACTTGGCGCTGCGATCACTGTACCACTGAATATACTTCGTTGGACGCGCGATCAAGATCCCAGCGAAATCAGGGCGTTTGAGCGCATGGCCCCTTCAGTCCTTAAAGGGGCGGCCAGAGCGTATCGTATTGCGAATGAGGGCGGCCTCTATGACCGCGGGGGAAGGCTTATCGCTGACTTTGATATGTCCGATCCCGAGCATATCGGCGAGCTTATCGGCATGAGCTTGGGTGCTCAGCCGACGCGGGTACAGCGTATTCAAGAAGCTCGTTGGGCCGAGCGCGAGGCTACCGAGTTCTACTCGCAGCTCCGGCAAAACCTCCTCACCGACTTCTTCTATGCAATGGAAGAGCGTAACCTTGTCGGTGATGTCGAGGCGGTGCAACGCGCGCGTGACGCAATCACTGATTTTAATCGGGTCGTGCCGAAGGGTCAACAGATAATCAACCTCGGCAGTTCCTATGCAAACTTCAAGAAGCGCCAAGCACTCGACAAGGCCGGGATTGGGCAGCGGAAACTTGATCTTCCGCTTCAACGCGAGATCAGAGAAACTTTCCCCAGTGCGACAGAGGAGCGCATTCAATAATTGTATCTTCATTTCCATGATGCAATAATTCTCAACGGGGCATAGAACCATCACGAGCGTCATTAAGCTCGTGCTCTAGTTCCTCGATGCGAGCCATAATTTTGTCTACGAGGGTTACGAGTAATTCTCCGCGATCGCACTTAACCTCGATGCGGGTTTCGATCAGGTCGCACGCCGTGTTGTCACCATCAAGACAAAACTGTAGCGCACCGAAAATCTGTTTAACTTTCTCATCCTCTACCGGGGTGAGGGCGGCGATGACTTCTTTTAAAAGCTTATCATCAACTAACCTTTTCCGGTGCCGAGCGCCCGGACAGGCTTTTAGTCGTTCAATTAAGTCTGTCATT